TAATCCCAAAACTTCTGTATATTTAAATTATCTTTATATTGGAACTGATTTTTCAATCTATCCTTTAATGTATCTTTTATTGTTTCTATACCATCTGATATTCCTGCTCCTTGTGCGAACCAAACTTTTCTTCTATATAAAAGTTCATCAGATATTTCTCCTTTAAATGCTTCTCTTAACAATGGTTTCATATATCCTTTTTCGTTTTGGTACAACGGAGGGATGTTTAAAGAGTACTCTACAAATGGTCTCCAAGAGTAAGGAGTTCTCATCTCAACAGTACCACCCCACATCATGGATTGATTCTGTGATGGGAAGTTTCCTTTATGTACATCCTTTATTAACTTTCTTCTTGCTATATCATACGTTTCAGGTGTATAATGAAATGCTTGAATGTGTCCATAACTACCCCATATCTCATCAGATAAATCACCACTAAACACTACCTTAAATCCATGTTTCTTTATTTCTTGACCTAATTTGATAGTTGCAAGTGCACTACCTATATTCTGCCATTTTGTTAATTCAGTTACATATAACGTAGTATCAATTGAATTCATTATTTCATCATTTGTCATATGAATTTCATGTAATTTGATACCAAATTCTTTGGCTGCAATTCTTGCGAACTTTATATCACTACCACCCTCAGTTGTTACTACAAATGCTTCTAATTTAGGATATAACTTAGATAAAAGATATGTTGTTATTACAGAATCAATTCCCCCACTTAGAAGTGTACAAATGGGAACATCTGAAATCATCTTTACTTCAACCGCTTCTCCTAATAAACTTCGTATGTTCTTAATAATAGTATCTCTATCGTGTTCTATTATTTCTTTAGGTAGTTCATAATAAGTGTTAACACTATGATATAGTGTTTCATAGTTGTACGCAACATATGTACCAGGATAAACTGTCTTTACACTCTTCATGTAAATGTCTGATAATGGTAATCCTTTCTTCTCTGAACAGAATACTAACTTATTAGTTAGTTTATCAATAGAATACCAAAAAGGCAGTTCACCAATATAATCTCTAACTAGATATGCAGTTTTGTTTCGTGTATCAATAATACAAAAAGAAAACATACCATCTAAATCTTTGAAAGAATCTACACCGAACTCTAAATAAGAATTAAGTATAATCTCAGTATCGGATGTTGTTCTGAATGGTATTGTTATTTTACTCTTAAGTTCATCGGTAAGTTTACTTCCCCATAATTCACCATTATAAACTATACAAACAGTTTTATCTTCATTCCAAAGTGGTTGATTTGCGGTTTCTGATAAATCTTGTATTGATAGTCTATTATGAGCAAAGTAGAAATCCCCAACTTTTTCAATAGTTGAGTTATCTCTACCTCTATGTAGTATGTTATTTAGCCCATCTTTTATAGAAGATGAGTTGTAGTTATTTCCACCAATAATTCCACACATATTAAGACTGAGTGTTTTGTATGTCTCTTTCTATACAAGTACTCATATGGTCAGCCCAATGAAGTATAAATTGTATATTTGATTTTAAGTAATTCTTTGGGTCAAATACTTTGAAATATTTTACATTATCTTCATCATACATACCATCAGTAAGTTTGATTCCAAAATATTCGTTTTCAACATATGTAATTCCATATTCCTGTAATAAAAAGAATGTTCTATCAGTATGTGTTAGATATGATAATTCAGAATTACTAACATATGTTTTACCTTGATTTTTTACGTGCCAATCAGAAGGATTATCTACATAATGAATCTTTCCTTTACTTCCTAACTTTCCTAAATCATGATGGAAAGCTGCAAATATTAATTCATCACGAGTAAAATCTATTTTTCCACCCGAATCTTCATATAGTTTCATCATTCTGATTGAGTTGTTAACTACATTCATAATGTGGTCTACATATCCTCCCTCGTACGCATTATGGTAGTTGATATTTCCACTAGCTGGTGATAACATTAGGTTTGGTCCTAATTCATCCATTGAGTACATATGGAGGATTTTTTTTAATCTCTCTCCTGTAAATAAACTCTCTACTGCTTTAATGAATTTATTATAATTTTCTTCTAATTGTTTGTTTGTATACTTTTTCATATAACCTATTTTATGTTTTAAATAAATACTTTTGAACGTTCATCTCGTATTATAGGAATGTTTATTAAACTATAATCCGGATATACAGGATGTTTTTGGCTAAAATCACAGAAAGTATCTAATTTTAATCTAAATGCTTCTGTAACTTGTACGTAGTATAGTGGCTCACCACCTTCTAAACTAGTTAACTTTTTACTTTTATTAAAAGCAATTTTAGGTGTTGCTTTTAATTTTACTGCTTCCACATCTCTGTGTACGAACTTAATTTGTGCCATATCTATTTCTATTTTATTTATTTATAGAGTAAATATACGAAATTTATTTGATATAACCTAATTTTTTATACAAAATTTAATCAATTCTTTCTATCTTACATTTTATCTCACACATATTTGGAGATATTGGATGTAAAATGGAAAAATTCATTTCTGGTTTTAAACCATTAGATAATCCATAGTTTTTATCTATAAAGTAAACAGTTTCTGTACCATCTGGATTCGTTAACTGTTTACTTAGTTTTTTAGGAACTTGCGGAATACCAACTACTGGTTTTTCCTTTTCCTCATCTTTCATGAATACTTTTATGCTAGCCATATTTGTGTATTATAAATTTTCATTCAAAGCGTTTATATACGCCATTTCGGATTGTACTCCTGTGAATCTTTGTACTTCTTCCCCATCCTTTTCAATAATAACAGTTGGGACAGAACGTACATGATATTTCTGTGCAACTTCATATTGGACTTCTATATCAATATCTTCAAAATTAACATTATTAAATTTTGATTTTACATTTTCCATTAAGGGAGTTAGAACCTTACACGGTCCACACCAATCTGCGTAGAATTTTTTTACTTGTATCATTTTGTTTTCTCTCTTTTAGTTAATAATTATTATCCATCACAAGCAACACAATCAGGATCGAGTGCTCGTTGTGCTATATCACCTCTAAGAACTGATTCTGTTCTCATATAATATAACGTTTTAATTCCTTGTTTCCAAGCTTCCATTGTTACTTGGTTAATCCACTTAGGTTCAACTATCGATGGAAATGCTAAGTTTAGTGAAACTCCTTGGTCAATATATTGTTGTCTTACACCTGCTTGTTTAACTAAATCCATTTGGTTGATTTCTTTGAAAGTTCTGAAAACATCTTTTGCAGGATATACTTTTGTTCTATCTTCATCACCAATTTCTGCACATAATATCATTTTTCCACCTAAGTAACACCACTTATCTAATTCAGATAAATCTTGTACAGAACCACCATCGGCTAAGATTTTATCCCAAGTATCTTTATTATTGATACCTGCTTTTCTTAGAACTTTTTCTAACTCAGTATTTTTTCTAATAAATGTTCCTTTGGATGTTTGTTCCGTGAATACATTTGCCGCCCATGGTTCAATACCAGCAGATACATTTCCAGCTAATTTAGAGTTACTAACTGTTGGAGCAACTGCTCTTAAATGAGTATTTCTAAATCCACTTTCTCTACACCATAATGGTTCACCATATTCTTCAGCCATATCTCTACTTGCTCTTTCCGATTCTATCTTTAACTGAGAGAAAATCTTACGAGTTTCAAATTGTGCTTCCATACCTTCAAATGGAATACCATTTTGTTGTAGATAAGTATGCCATCCTAAAACTCCCAATCCTAATGCTCTACCCTTTTCAGCAGATGCAACAGAATGTTCAAATCCTTTCATGTTTTTAGCCTTTTGAATAAATTCTGAAAGAACTCCATCTAAAAACCAAGTTGCAGTATAAACTAAATCAGTATCTCTCCACTCATTGTATTTAGATAAGTTTAATGAAGATAAGCAACAAACAAATGAATGGTTCTCATCTGTGTGTAATGTTATTTCAGAACATATGTTTGTCATATGAACTTTTAATCCATTTTTTTTGTATGCTTCAGGATTTGCTTTGTTAACGTTTCCTTTATACATGATGTATGGTTCACCAGTTGCTTTTCTTTTTTGTAGTAATTTTCCCCACTTTCTACGAGAATCCGGATCTCCATCTTGAAGTTTTCTCATAAACTTATCACCTACAACTGCACATTGGTGTAGATTTAGTGATTGTCTATTTACATCTCCCTTTGGTTCTCTTATTTCTAACCACTCTTCAAAATCCTTATGTTCTATATTAAGGTTTACTGATGCAGCTCCTCTTCGTACTGAACCTTGGTTTGTAGCAAGGATTGTAGAATCATATATCTTAGCAAATGGTATTACACCATCAGATGTTCCATTGCCTGTAATAGATGAACCCGCTGGTCTGATTTGGTTGATACCAACTCCAACTCCTCCTCCATGTTTAGCAAGTAACATTAATTCTAAGTTTTTAGAACCAATATCATAAATTGAATCTGCAACATCAATACCAAAACAAGATATAGGCAATCCTCTATCAGTACCAGTATTTGATAATACAGGTGTTGCTAGGTTTAACCAGCCTTTCCACATATAATCGAAGAATTTAGTTGCCATCTGAGGTTTTTCTAATCTCATTGCAACTCTTGATGCAACTCTCCAATAAGCATCTTTTGGTTTTTCACCAGGTAACAAATATCCTTTTGATATTGTTTTTACGTATATTTCTGTATTAGCCCATGATGGGAAATCAACATCTAATTCCCATCCCAATTCGTCTCCGTGATTTTTAGCCATTTTATATTTTTAATTAGTTTTATATTAATATTTTTTTTGGTCTGTATTGATAGTTTCCATAGAGTTCTTCATCTTTTTTTATATCAATTAACGCAATTCCACTTCGTGAATCAACGTTTCCTTCTTCTTCTTTTGAGTTTAGTAAGCATAACGGTTCTGTGAATAAGAAATTAGTATCCTTAACTAATCTAAAATTGATATCCGAGTTATCATCTTCAATTGTACTTACAAACGAACGAAGTATGTATGATAATACTTCTCTTGGTAATATTTTAGCCTCACTAAACTTTATTTTGTAAAAACTTGTGTTTCCTTCCCACTTTGGAAAAAGAATATCACCTTTTTTGATATCAACTAATGCAAATAGTCCAATTCCTTGTAAACTACTAACTCTTTGATACGATTTAATACTCGTATTTAAATAATCAAATGGTGTCATTTTTTAAAATAAGTCACCCCAATCTTCACCTTCATTTGCCTTACTGTAATCAGTAGGTCTAATAGCAAAGAAATCAGTATGTGTTAATCCACCAGTTAAATGGTAGAACCAATCCAATTCTGCCGCTGATTTTTTATCATATTCAAAGTAATCATCCGTCCCTTCTTTTACTTCATATCCAAGTTCAAGAAGTTTCTCATTTACTCTTTTTACAATAAAGTTCTTTAAATCTTTCTTTTTTAGATTTTCTAAATCACCTTGTTCAAATATCATATCAATGAAGTTGTGTTCTAATTGTATGATAAGTTTTGCTGCTTCGTAGATACCTTCTTTGGCATCTCCTAGTAATTCTGGGAATTCATCACTCATGTGTCTGAATAATTGACAACCCATTTTAGAATGTAGTGATTCATCTCTTACACTCCATTTCATTTGTTGTCCAATCCCTTTTAACATATTTCTCATTTGGAATGAGTACAACACTGCAAATGAAGAGTATAGGGATACTCCTTCACTAAATGCAGAGAAGATTGCTAAACTTCTACCAACTTCTTTTCTTGCAATAGGATTTGTTGCCAAATCTGTATGCTTCCATTCATTAGATGTTGCTGTTAAGAGTTCAAACTTCTCAGCAATTGCAGGTTCGTGCAAAAACGCTGAGAAGTCATCTAACCCTAGTGTTTCATTTAGATATGAATATGCAGTAGCATGAACTGTTTCTTGTGAACCAAACATCATTGCCATCTGTCTTATCTCGTGTTTAGGAAACCAATCGGTAACCATATTAGTCCAATAATCAGATACTGCGCACTCAGTTTGAGCAAATCCCAAAAGAATATTACCAACTAAGTTTTTTTCAGATTCAGTAAGTACTTCATTCCAATCCTTCACATCACCTTGCATAGATATTTCAGTATGTAACCAAAATGCCTGTGCTTGCTTAAGCCACCCTTCGGTGTAATACATTGGATATTCAAATGGTTTGAATGGTATTCTTTCTTCGAATAATTTGCTCATAGTTATCTAGATTACTTGTTTTCTTCTACTGATACTTTTCTGTAATCGGTTACAAGTTTCTTGATTTCACCAATTGCTTTTCTAGCTCTTGATGCAGAAGCTTTTGAGCTCCCGTTGTGTTCTGTTTCGAATTGAGTATATAACTCTTTAATTTGTTCGAATAGTTCGTTTGAATTTGCCATAAAATTTATTAATTATTAATTTATTAAGCCCACCTCTTCGTAAGGGGGTGTTTATAATTATCATCTATTTCCAAAAACGGAATAGATTTCCGATAATTTTTTATTATCACACAGTTTATTTTTTTTTACTAAGTGTATAATAATTTTTTTGATATTCTTTCCTCTATTTTTCAAACACAAAAATGGGTTCTAACTTTTCTCCATTTCCAGATACCGATGATAAAATTAAATATACAGTATCTATGTGCTTGAAACCTATTTCCTCGGAAATTCGTATCGTTTCTTTTTCAATTGTTTTATATTTTTTGGTATTAGCGATGTTTAACATCATCTTTCCACCAACTTTCAAACTACAATAACAGTTTGAAATAGTATCTTTTAAAAAACCATCTATCCAAGTTGATTCAGAAGGATATTTTATATAAGATTGAGTTTCTTCATCTGCATACTTTTCAGTATCAAAGTAAGGAGGTGATGTAAAACATAAATCAACTGATTCTTTATCTGGTGTAAACACCTCTGAACCTAGTTGAT